AATGGTGCAGAGTTCCACCTACAGGAGCCAAATGTAAGAACCTCTGCTGAGAAATGGTTAGGTTTTAATTACAAGTCACATACACCTGATGATAAGGCAGCCCATGCTCATGGAGTTAAGTGGCTAGTCAACAACCGTATCCTCACTGTGGAGAAGGCGATAAAGGACAACGAGGAATATGACCAAAGAGATCACTAAAAAGAAGAAAGCTTTAGAAACTCTTCGGGATCAAGGTCTGCTCACTCCTGCAATGGAGGAAGAGCTACGTCACTTGCTGCAAGTTGAAGAGGATTTGAAGAAAGAAGAGAAGAATGACCTCGACGACAAATCTCGTGAAGCTGAATCTATTCTTGCTCTTATCCGCCGCCAGGATCTTTTTACGTCTAAAGTCTGTAAGTATCGTGGCTGCAATGGTGTTTTTGCTTCTAACTACGCTGATGTCGCTTTTTGCTCTAATCGCTGTCGTAGGTTAAAGCTGGAAGAGCAAGGTATTATATGGGATCATAAAAAGCCACCTGCTCAGAGATGGGGTTGGCGGGGAATTCCAGAGGACTTTGAATCAGTGCCATTAGTCGTACCAGCCGAAGCCTTAAAGGCTGCTGCACATCATCCTGTTATCCAGCAATTTTTAGCTGAGACGCTAATAGAGCTGGTTGCTGATGATAGGACTGTTGACGCTTCCGCGCCCTCTCACTAATTCCCCACCACCCCTTCTCCTTTAATTGATAGGCAGTACGAATGCAAATATCTTTGACGGGACAGTCATCGCAAAGATACCGTGCTCCACCATAATTCTTGTGGAAGAGCATTTCATCTACCATTTGATAAGCTAGACGCCGGTCGTCTAACTCATCAGCAAGCCATTCAGCATAACTGCTGCATTGACTTAGTAGCTTCCATTCCCCTGCCATACCTTAGAGTGTGTCATAACCTCTAATAGAAGTCAAGCACACAGTTAGTGGGAACTAAACTCGGGAGTTAGGATCATTAGGAGTAAGCCAAGTAGTAAAACCAGTAACGGCTAAAGCCCCTAATGCACTCCACCATTCTGCTGATGTAATATTAGAACCACCATCAGTGAAGGTTCCGTTAGCAGCAAGTAACATTCCCGCTCCCGCAAGAACACCTGCAACTAAAGCCTTACGAATAGGTCCAATCATTTAGCTCACCTGACTGTCGATAGAATCTAGCCTATTGCCGATGTTGACAAGAGCAGCAGTAATGCTATCTAACTGTGCTTTTACTGCCACGTCTCGCTCTTTAGTGTTTTTATCCCGAGCAAGTTCACGAGTGCGAAACTCTTCAAACTCCGCACTTAAAGCGTTCACCTTATCAGTAGCATTAGCAGCTTGCTGAGAAGCCTCCTGTAGTTTAGAACGGGCCTCATCCACGTCACCCTCAGGACCAATTTTCTCAGCCCAAACTGCGTTTGAAATTTCCGCTAACGTAGGCAACTGATTATCCTTCCACTTCTTTAAATTGAATACAGGAATAGGGTGGGGCCTTGGATGATAGTCCTTATGCTCAGGACTTAATCCATCATTCCCTCTGCGATAACTTCCCCACTGAAATACTGCACCTGGTCCTGATGGTTCGGCGCCGCCACCATCAACACCTTTAAACTCATCTAATAAGGTCCAATGCATATGTTCATCGAACCCACCATGTTGGGAATCTCGTCTCCAAACCGCCCAACCTACAGAACGCGAAGCAATAATTACTTTACGCTCTTGTGCTGAATCAATATCCCAAGTTCGAGTATCAATACAAGAACTTAGATCGTGATATCCCGCAGAGGCATCTGCTCCACCACCTGCGAATTTCATAAAGGCACCCTGGACAATATCCAACTCATTAGCCAGATTATCAGGTAGCTTCTCCATTGTTGCTAAGTAAGCTCCCCACATTCTACGACTCATGAAGAGGGGGCGTCCAGAAGTGTCGTCACCTAAGTAAAGAACTTCATATCGGCCGTCTAAAGTACGTTGGCCTTTCACTCTATATTTAGTAAACATACACTAGTCTCTCTCTAAACAATCTTGTAAATCTTTGGCGTTTACAACAATAGCTACCTCCTGTAGTGAATGCTTAGCTTTATCACTTGAATTTAATAAAGGTACTGCACTAGTTTGATCTTTAATATCTCTAAGAAATGCACTAAATTCATCAAAGAATTTTACTAATGCCGCTCTATACTTTTGAGACGATTCATCCCTTGTACCCACGGATTTAATAGCACATGTAACAATATCATTTGTTTGTTTATTTTCAGTATGCCATAAGTAATACGAAGGACTGATCATTAAGAAGCCTATTACAACGGTAGCTATGACCGCTGTAACTCCGGGATTACGATTAATCCATAATGGATTATCTCGGTTAGGCATGTATGATTCCTAGGTCGGTGAGGACGGCAAGAGTGTAGAGAACAGGCCATACTACAAATAGGACAAAACAAGTAGCAGGGTTATGTTTAATCAGACTTGACATTCGTCTCATCTCTGTTAAGAACATTGTCAACCTTAAGTCCCAAGGCTAATGACCAAGCTCCTGTGCAGAAGAAATATACTGCCGGGTCCCGTTGACCGAATACAGTTTCATAAACTCCTAGTAAGGCTCCAACCATTACTAGAATATAACTGCAAACGATTCTCCATGAAGTTATCACCAGCCACCCTACTTATCGCCGTCTATTCATGATAGCGCGCATTTGTGCTAGAATACTATCAGCATATCCACCTGTTGAGGGGTAACCACTACCACCGCTAATATTGTTATTACCGACTGCGCCAGGTCCACCATACCACGCCTGAGCAGCCCCGCGCGCTCCGTACTGGCGAAAGTATTGCCTAAGTTTATGGCGAGCAATTCTCTCTTGCGCCCTCGGGTGACGCATGTAATAACGGAGTCTAATATCTCGTCCTAACGCTTCTTTATCCCATCCTCCTGGACCAACGAAGTTACCTGGCATAATTTGGTATTTACCTGCGGCACCTGAACTAGAGTTCACAGCACCGTAATTACCGCCAGACTCCTGCCCAGAGATAGCTTTCATAAAGGCTTCAAAACGAGCGTTATTGCTGTGCGGCATTTTACCGTGATGTTTAGGACCGCCTCTGTGTCCTCCACCACCACCTAAACCCCGCATACTTCCACTGCTTGCTGCTGACATTCTATCCATTTTCTGAATAGAACTAAGCAACCCCATAGTGGCTTTACGCCTTTTAACGGAAGCTTTTTGCTGATCACTCAGAACCTTAAGTAGACCAGTCGCTCCATAATTAGTATTGAAGCGAACACTCGCTGCATCAAAATCTTCGGCCATTATTTAGTCCCGAAGAATGGGAAGGAGAAGTGCATGGGGTCCTTCTTACTTCCGTGCCAATTACCGCCCCAGGTAATTCCGTAACGCTTAGCTAGTCGTCCAATTCCACGCGGAAGATTTTCGTGCATTCCACGTCGAGAACCATAATAGACTGGGTTAGAGGACGGGTTAATGTCAATAGCTAAACCGTACGAATGTAGACTGCGAGTGCTAGTCCCAGCAATATTCCTATTGGCATAGCCGCCAATAGAGTCAATATCGTAACCCGTTTTCTTAAGGGCTCGTAAGAATCGTTTGAAGTCATCTGCCACCGTCTTATTGACTTGAACCGAATGGCCTTGACCATCCCTAATAGTAACAATTTTAGCGTTTGGCCTAATAGGTCCAACCGCTCCACGAGCATGACCAATTTTACCGAGACTCTTACCCATCCCTACAGGAGGTCCATTGAATTTTCCTGAACCTCCTCCGCCACCAAATCCAGCACTCTGTGATGCACGAGCGTTCATATACATCTTAATGAGACGCCCGGTCGCATCCATACTAGATTGTGAGGAAGCAACGCTTTGACGCGCAATTTTTTCAATTTCAGAGCCGTAAGCCATTAGTATTCAACTCCGAAACGATACTTAAGAATCTGCCTAATTCGAGCGTTCTCTTCGGTTGTTAAATCTTCCTCAAACAGCTGACGCAAAAGCTCATTACGCATATCGCGTTCCGTTAATTCACGAGAATACATACCAGTCAAGTTAGTTGCAGCCGGACCCAAGTTACCTTCACCCTCATTAAATGCACCAGTAGCACCAAGAATCTGTCGCATAAATGGAACAGGTAATTGGTTAGCAGTGTATTCAACTGGACCAGGCAAAGGTACATTTTCACCAGCAAACATTGACTGATGACCCATCATTAATTCTGCCGGAATTCTAATTGCAGGGTTAGATTGTGAGATAAAGGAGTCCGCAATTCCACGTCCTCCAGCAGCAAAATCTCCACCCTGGAAGGCGAGAATATCACTGAATGGTGAGGGGTAACGAGCGAACATCGGATTACCAGTACCAGGAGTATTATACATCGGTAAGTAACCGCCGGCCTTTAACCAGTCAGGTACTAATTGATTATCTAATCCTGGCAGCGGATCATCTTCTGTAGGCCAATATCCAAATGCCCCACTGAGGTTTCGGGTAATTTTCTCCGGAATGATAACCTTCCCTGGATGCTCGAACATGAACCGAGACATAAGGGGTAAGGCTTTTCTTGTCCACTTGTAGAAGGGAAACACGTTGGACAAATATTGCTGTTCAAATTTGGTGAAGTCCGTGTAATCAAAATGGGTCATCCTAACCCTGTCAGCAGCCCACTGCATAGCCTCATCAAGAGACCTAGCTTTACTAGGATTAGAGCGAAGTAAATGCATGAAATGAGCCATGCGCATATAATCTTCACGCCATTCAGAGATACGCCTAAAAGGCTCTCCCATCTTTCGAGTAACCCCTGAGAAAGCAGTCTCGAAAGTATTAACAGCTGACTCTAGTTCACCGAATTGAGACACAGCAAAGTTCTGACGAATACCGTGTTTGTTCATTCCAGCATAAATTTCAGAGTCAAGAATGTATTTCTTAACCTGTCCTTCTGCGTCACGAAGATTAGCAGTATTCCGAATTAAAGGTTTATTCTGAATCTTTAAAGCGTTCTTAAGAGGGTCACCCGCCATACGTAACAGCGGATCAGAACCGTCCACAAAACCCTCGAATTTCTCCATTCCATGAAAGCGCCAGCCTAATAACCTAGCAGCCGCTCGGTAATCAGCTGGATTAACAGCACCATCAATCCAGTTAATAAAAGCGTCTCCCATAAGATTACGAATGTGGTAACCAGGGTTAGGCTGTGTAACAAGGAATTTCCAAGGACCTGTAATACGATTCAGGAATTTAGTAAAATTAGACCATTCTCTCTGATCCTCCATTGTCTTAAGCATCTTAGAAATGCCTTCGGCAACTTCTGGATTAAAGACAACGTCTTCTAATTCTTTAACACCCTTAGCAGGAACCCAACCGCGTTTCTTCACTAAGTCATTCACAAGAATCCGCCCTGCCTCATCAACAGTAGCTAATTCTTTAGAAAAACCAAATGAAGCAATAAGGTTGTCAAGTAATTGACGTCGAGCAGCAGCATGCTCTACGGCAGCGGTAGCGATCCATAAAGAGTGTGCTCCATCCTTCATACCCTTAATGTTGGAGTCTTTAGCTACGCGCAATAAAGAAGAACGGAACCAATCCTGTTCTTGGAAAGCCTTCTGTAGTTCAGCCTTCTTTCCCTTAAGAATTTTACCAGTCTTAGGATTAATTAAACCAAGTTCTAGCCCAATCTCCTTCATCTTACGCTTACCAAAAATAGGAGGCAAACCAGGAGGCAGCATCCTATTAAGCTCAGCAGGAGAATAAGGAAGCTCTCCTAATAAACCTGTAACCCGCTGAGAAAGCATATCAACGTGAGCACTAAATACGTCCGAAGCTACTTGTTCCACATTAGACCCTGGAGCTTTAACTAAAAGTTGTCCCGAATCTCTGCGAAGTCCTAACATCCATTCTGCAACGCGATCCTCTCGCGTCATTTTACGGATAGCACTACCGTCCTTTACATGCTTAAAGGTGTCGTCAATATAACGACCAGCCATATAAGTAGTAGAACGGCCTAAATGCATCGCCTCAACTTTAGTGCGATATACGTCCTCCACAATTTTATGGGAGTTACGCAAATACTTTTGAGTGATGTCAAGACCTTGCTCAATAGGCTTAATTTGAGCGATCTTCTGTAAACCTTCAAGTGTCTTAGAAGGCAGAATGGGAACTCGGACTTTCCTCGTACCAATACCAAGAGTCTGTTTGTAATTAGCCTCGACAATAGTACGGTAATTGTCCAGAGCTTCTTTAATTGTTAATTCAACAGCCTCATCGCCAGCTTTAGTAGCAGCTTCTCCTGCCATAACCTTAGGACTCATGAACCGATAATTACGGTCCTGAATAGAGGACTTAGGCAGTTTCTGAATATTAGCTAAGGTATCACTAAATACCCTATTAGCAGCAAAGCGACCTTTATCATTGGCGATCTGTCGAATTAAATCAGCAGCTTCTCCCTCTTTAGCCTGTGCTCCCTTAGCTTTCTGGAATCCTTGCCGGAACTTATTAGCAGTTAATAGGTCTTTAATCTTACGCGCTTGTTCGTCCGACATAACGCCGGTTTTAAGGAGGTTATTAACTAGCTTATTCTGCCGAGTAACAGCAGCTTCGACTGACTTAGCATCCTTAAAAATACGAGCGCCAGTACCCATTTTACCTACAAGACCAACACCAATATAAGTAGTAGGATCGAGCAGGATATCGCCAGTAAGACCTACAGCAGCGGTTGTCTTATTATGCTTCCTCCACCATTCTGGAGTAGTTCCAGGTACATTAACACCCGTAGCTTTGTTAACACCAATTCCAAATCCAGCAGAAACTGGATTAGCTTGAGTGTTCCGAAGAACTTCTCCAAAGGTAGTGTGTTCTTTTCCACTAAAACCTTGCCATGCTCCGGCTCCACCTGCCCGGAACATATCTCCAACGTCTCTAAGCTGATTACTTAAACTACCACCTCTAATGACGTCAGTAAACTGTTCGCTGAAATCTTTAGAGCCTTCGGCAACAGCGTAAAGAGGACGAGAAAGTTTATCCACCGTCCACTGAATAGGAGAACTAGTCCAGAATCCTCCCTGGTCACTACTCTCAGCATCGTTTTGAGCAACCGCCCATTTTGGAGGGAGATCAGAATTCATAAAGCTGTAAGGAACGTTAAACTTAGCTAATGGCTTCGGGGCAGGATGAGACTCCCTATTCATTAAATATTGCATGAATAGGTTAAGCCCTGGATCGTAGAAATTAGGGCTAGGACTTGAGGCACGCCTGCGCGTAGGATGCCGCTTACGCAGCTTCCTAGCGTAAGAGTTCCTACCCTTAGCCATTTTAAATTAAGCCCCACTCAATCTGTAATGCTTGCTTAATTGCAAGCTTCAACTTCAAAGGCGCAGTCTTAAGGTTCGTGTGAGTCATAAGGTATTTAATCATGTGGTTGTCTTTACGCTGAGGGAGATTAGCCCAACCACCGGCAGAAGCGATGTTATTAGCTGCTTCTTCAACCCTAATGTAAAGGTCAACTCCACCGCCCTTAAGACCACGATCCTTCAAATAGTCAACAGCACCAGTACGAGAGTTAGAGTACCCTCGTGGCTTCTTCCTCTTAGGCTTATTGTTATCAAGCTGGTCAGCCATAAACTTAGCTTTATCCAAACCGAACTTTTTAAGGTCCAATTTGTTTTGGAATCGCTGAGTTCGAGTGTCCTGCTTGAATTTAGCAACGTCAAGACCAAATTCTCGATTAGCCAACCTAGAAGCTAAACGGTCCTGAATTGCTTGACTTCGAGCCGCCCTATTAGCTGCCTGTAGAGCAGTAACAGCAGTGCTGATCTTACCGAGTCGAGTAGCCCCTAATGCAGACCTCTGATCCCTGAGAGACATAATCTCATCAGTAAACTTCTGACGCGCAGTAGTACGAGCTCCTAATCCCTGAGCCTGTAATTCTCCACCAATCAAAGCCATTAATTGATCGAAGCCCTGAGTATTCTCTCGCTGTGCTGATGAACTTTCAGCTTGCGAAAGATTAGCCTGACTAAGAGCGTATTTTTCGTCTCGGGATAAACCGGAAGTAGCAGCGTCAGTAACTCCACCAATACCTAGGCGAGATAGTTCATCTTTAACATCTTGAGTCGCACTATCATAATTACTGCCAAGATTCTCTTTAATCCGCTCATAAGCATTACGAGTATCTTCAAGAGCATTAGCACCACGAGTATCAATACGTTCTGTATTACTCTCGTTCTGTGCTCCTGCACGTTCGTATAGACCCTTTAAGTCTTGAAGCGTACGCTTCCTTTCTTTTCGGGTCTGCTTAACGCGGTGTGTAAGAGCCTTAAGTTGCGGATCAAGTTCAGCACTAACAGCTAAGCCAGCTTTACGGTATAATTTACCCGCACCAGTACCTCGCTCCCGAACATCTTTCATCATGTTCTTACGAGCGATTTGAACTAGTTTTTTCTCTCGCTTGGGATTTTTTGTATGCTTAACGATGTACTTACGTCGCTTACGAAAATCTGCAACTTCCTTTTTAACGTTTTGCTCATTAGCACGGAGATAACGATTCTCAGTGATATTTGTAATCTTACGCGCTAATCGCTTACCAGGCTTGCCAAGTTTAATATCCTGCTTTTTAGGCTTCCCCTTGCCTGGACCCTTGCCTCTGGGATGGTGCCTCTTCTTGAGCTTTGGCCGGTTAGGCTTGCGATGGGGTCGCCCCGGTGCTCCTGGCCCTTGATGATGCGGAGAACCTAATTTCGGAGGCGGCCGATTATGAGTAGGCTGCTTAGGCGGGTTCTTTTTCTTTGGTTTAGTTCCGTGACCTTTAGAGCCGCCCTGACCAATAGCATTTCCGCCTAAACCCACTCCGCTACCAATACCACCATAATGAGGCTTAGTATTACGGCGCGCAGAAGAAACTCGCTTAGCTGACTGTCGAGCGTAGAAGTTATTACTACGATTCAGCCTTTTAACTAGACGGTGCGTAGACCGTTTCTGTTGACGTCCATAAGTGCCGCGTGCCTGTGAAGTATTAATAGCGTTCACAGCACGCCTCGTGGCACGAGTAATCTGTCGATTAGACGCACCACTACGAACTAAACGCTGAACACGCCTAATCTTTCGTGAAGTATGCAATCCTCGACGACGATTTAATCCGCCACCACCTGGATTTACTGGATACATTATGGCCGCCTATTTTTCTTCTTCTTCGTAAGCTTTCCTCGACCAAAACCTAAATTACCAGCATTCCGCTCAGCGCCTTGCGCTTGTCCCTGCATCACATTAGACAGCTGATACTGATAATTAGCCATAGCACGCTCTTTATCTTCACGCATACGGTCTAAGTTAATACCTAATTCAGAAGTGAGATTAGCCTTCTGATTAGCCATTTGATTCGCTGCTTGACCGTAATTATAACCATAACCTGAGGAGAACGCCATTCCTCGTCCCGCAGCATTATTTAAGATGCTACGGTAAACGTTAGGTGCCTCTTGATTAATGTCACGAATGGCATTAGTCGTATACCTATTAGCGTCTTGAACATTGCGTCGATAATCAGACCGCATGTTCATGCGACCCTGCAATAAACTCCGTCGCCTTTGTGCAGCACCTAAATCAAAAGGAAGCGCAGTAGGCTGAGGCTTAGGCGGGCCTGGGTTCTTGGGCGGCTTGCGGGGCTTGCGCTTGATTTCCGGCATTATAAATTCTCCCTCTACGATCCTTCATTAATCCAGGACCTACAGGAACTAGAGGCTGTGGAATAATAGGAGTAGGCATACTTTGCTGTTGATTACCGTTAATTCGATCTCTAAGATTTAATGCTGCTGCGGCTAATCCTGAACGACTATCACTCTGTTCTTTTTTAATTCCTCGTTGGATATAGCCAGTCGGGTCTTTACGTCCCGAATCAGGAGCATGGCTAGTTCCACGGTAAACTCTATTACCGTTTAAGAAGCTACGCTCCCGTTCTTGACCCTTCATATTCTTATCCTAATCTATCTGTCAAGTCCGAATAAGACCACGGATGCTATAATCCATAGTTAAACCACGAACACGGAAAGTAACTTGATCCGTAATTCCGGAACCCGTAGCCGTTTCAGCTTTATCGATACCAAATTGAATAACTCGAAAACGCTGTTGTTTCGTTACAACGCTATCGAAAAAATCAGTATAAAAATCAGCGTAATTAGTAATAAGTTGACTGGCATCAACGACCGATGGATCGCCTTCTCTAATCGAGAAAGTTGGTTTTGCATCCAGGTTATCCGCATCCACATGCTGTAAATCATAACGCCACCTGTAAAGTTTTTTCCATCGCGTAGCATCATCCATAGCTAATGGTACTGTCACCATCATATAACGAGGAACTAAAAAGTTACCGGAGCGGTCTTGATCCTTACATTTTCCATCCGGATTGTTAATATCTCCACCAATACGCATCATGGAGAAATATCCGCCACCTGAATTCAGAACACCATCCACTACCGCACTTGGAGTATCACCCCATACCTGCCAAGCAGTACCCGAACTAGAGGAAACAGCAAAAGATCGTTTACTATTAGCACTAATGAAGCTATCCGAAGGATCGTATTTAGTCCAGGCTCCTGTATTAAGATTCATACAAAGAGAAGTATAACTCCCTGACTCGAAAAATCCACCTAAGATGAGACGATTAGCGACGATGGTAATACTAACGCTCTCGCCCCAAGAGTCAGGAGAGTCAATAATCGTTCGAATGTTCTCTGCAATACTGAGGAACTCACCATCAATAAACCGATAAATACCCTGACGATTAACAACATAAATGTCACTACCCTTATTTGTAGCATCAAGAGCACCAAACTGTTTATTGACCTGGCGAAGAATACCGTCCACTGCTGGGTCAGTATTAAAAGTGAAGGCCCAGGTGGAATCCTCTTTAAAAATGTAGACAATATCTTCTAAAGCAATAACAGCTGTAACCTGTTGCGCATCTAAAGGATTAACACTAAAAAATCCACCATCAGGAGCAGTCCAGTTTCGCGGAGCAGTAGCCTTTGAATAATTCACTTTGGAACCATTCAAATCTACTACAAACACACGATCCTGCATTACGAAGGAATAGTATCCAAATTGAGATTGTACAAGAGTTAAAGCATTCGCAGTAGCTCCTGTAGTATCTCCATTATCCATAGAAATATTATTCTGAAAAGTACCTGCGCTAGCAGCACCACGACGGATAAAGAAAAGTTCTCCGTTGTACAAAACAACTGAATTAATTAATTTATTATCCGCAGGTTTTGAAGCTCCGTGATCGTTCTCAAATAATTGAGTCGGAGAACCAGTCGTCGGATCATCCGTGTAATAAACTCGCTCCCGCCAAGTTCCTGTAACCTGTTTTAAAATTGAAACGTACAGTCGAAGGTTACCATTAATTGCCGAGGGATGAGAGCCTAATAACCGAAATGTTCCAAAGTTGGTGAAACTACCAGGCCAACCATCAGCCCAAGCATCATGAAAACGAACAAAACCCGGACGTTGTATCAAGACACCATAATCTGTCACATCCAAATTAATAATGTCCCCAACGAAAGATTCAGCAACGTCATAACTACCCTCGTGCCGAGTAATTAATCCATCTGGCCAAGGACCAACGTAACGACTAATTTTGTCACTAGGTGGCATAATAGCTCGAATCTTCTTCTGCTATTTGAATTGACGGGTACACGTTCTGATTTCGGATAAAAGAGTCCGATTGTGCATCATCTAGGCTACTATTAAACTGAGCCATTTTAGTAGCGTAACGACTATCATTATCATCTAGTTCTGCTGCCTGAGCTAAGCAATATTCTACCACCCTCTGATGATATTGAAGGGGTAAGTCGATTGTCCCTGTAGGGTCAGTACCGATAATTGCAGTAGCATCAGTAGGATAACGCTCATAGTAAAGCGTTAAATCCGCTGCGCTACTTGTTGCAGGTGCAGGACGTAAATTGATTTCGTTATTAAAGAACCAATACTCAAGCGGCGTACCAGTGGGAATAGGAGTTAAATCTTTGTCAGGATAATCTTGTTCCGCTGCCTGAATCGAAATAGGATTAAGAGCAATCCCTTTATATGCTACCCGATGGAGACGGATAATTTCAGTAGGTAAAGTATAATTAGCCGTACCACCGGTCGTAGCCATAGTGGCTTTTTTCTGCAGAATCTCTTTGTTACGATTAACAATTTCCCTTTGGGCGTCATTAATCCAGTCAAGAATAACAGCGTCAGTAATCTGTGATCCTGACTCATCACCAAATTGGCGCTTGACCCGAGTAGCAACGTCTAAAGTTCTCATCGCAACCTATTCCCGTAGTCCTTAATCACAACATCTTTACTGACACGGTATTTATTCAGAGGGGAAGCGATGACGTGTTTAGCTATGTCAGTCGCCTCTGCCATTTGCTCCTGTTGCGCTTTCTTATGCATGAGTTTAAGGGCTTCATTGTGCGCATCAATATCGGTGATAACATCGTTGCGCGATGTATCCGCTTTGATAATCTGTTCGAGGATTCGTCCATCAAATTGGGATTCATCTTGAACGTGGAAAATTATGTATTCTTTTCCATGCACCCTTTCAACGACTGCGAATTGTGGTTCCCCCGGAAGCCTCTTATCAGCAGGAATCCACTTAACGTCCAATCGAGGATTATAAGCGCGAATAGCCTCAACAATATGAACAGTCCTCTCATTGACAGCATTACCGTCTGTCAATGGAGCTAAAATAAGAGCCTTATTAAAGGCTAATTGACGATTAGACATTAAACGGCCCTTAACAGAAGTCGTGGTGATGAACCTGAATACAAATTATTAGCATTAAAAGTAAACGTACCAGGTAAGGCTCCTGTAATTCCAGCCAGAATATAACCTGATCCAGATGTCACCCTAGAAGGATCGTCTAAAGCAACATAAGGTGTCCAACCTGCTGCATAACCACGTAATTCCATAGTTCCAGCAGCAACTTGAGCACAACCAGCTAACCAATAAAGACCCGGATTTAATGTCTGAGTAATTGGAAGTGTCTTAGAACCAGTAGTAGAACAGTCTACTGTACCCGCATCAACTAAAAGCGTACTAGGTTTACCACCTGAATCAGAATTATAAATTCCTAAGCGATAAACAGAAGTCGCTTGCAAAATAGTGCAGGCACAAGCAATTTGATCAAATGCTTGACGCTCTCCAACAATAAACGGAAAAAGGTCTAATTCATTGAGAGTAGGAACTTTCGTTGAGTTACCACCATTAGAATCTGGACCATAATATAAACCCGTAGCGAAGCGTCTATTAGATGCAATTCCAAAAGTTTGCTGAGCGTAGAAAAGCGCCTGTAAATCCTGGATAGATAATCCAGACGAACTTAAACCTAATTGCGTCAGGTAGTAAAGTCGTTCTAGATCAGCGTTAGTCATTTCATATCCCTCCGAGAAAGGCCGGCCCCCATAATGGAACCGGCCCTCTCGTTAGTCACTAGGATTACGAATCACGTCTCAGTGATGTCGCCAACCTTAAAGTGAGAGTTACGCCGATCAATACCAAGCTCCCAATAACGACGGAGAATTGCTTCCCAAGCGTCGAAGTCGGTAACCCATTTGAGAACGGAATTATCGTCGTCCGCAAATTCCCACTCAGCCTCACGGTAAACAGTAAAATTACTCTCCTGTAAACCATAAGAAGTGTTCGGTGGGCAGTCAACATCTTCCACTACAGGAATATCTCCTCCACCAGCGGCGAAAGCTAATCCCTGGAAACCACCCTCGAACGTCTGAGCCTTAACAAATTGACGCTGAGCCTTAAGTAATGAGAAGTAAGCTCGACGAACACCAAGACTCGCAAAAATAACGGACACCTTGCCGCCATTAATACGAGTGTTGTCGCAAGCCTTAATCCACATTTCCTCAGTCAGTGAGCGGTTAGAGCCACCATTTGTGTCAATAATCGAAGCCCACTTAGGCTCAGTAGCAGGGTCCACGTTATAAAGAGCGCCAGTAGAAGCAATAATGCTTCCCAAACCATTCGGCTCACGGAAAACTCCCGCAGAAACCGTACCGGAACCAGTACGCACAATAACGTCGTTAGCTACTGCCGTTCCGTCAGCACCATCATAAGTAACCGTACCAGCCGGGAAAGTACCCGGCACAATAGCGGTAATCTTACGGTTGCTGAACTTAACAGCACCAGTACCCGGCGTAATAACGTCGATCATCATATCCAGTTCGAGATACTGGATATTAGAAACGGTAACTGTGTTAGCACCATCAGCCGTAACAACAGCTAATTGACCAGTCGCGTTACCGTAGAAAATTCGAGCGCAGTCCTTAGCGGTGTCATCCTTAAGACCGTCCATTTCCTTTTCCATCGCATTAGCGAAGGACTGAGGATTGGTTTCCGCTAATTTCATAAGCTGACCAGTTAAACGGACTCGTCCATAACCGTACTTCAACGGAATACGAACGGACGCATAACCCTGCTGACCAGCCGCAGGAAGCTGCTCATTTTCCTGCCGATAACCCTGACCGTGATTACGACGAACACGGAGAGGGAAAGTCACATATTTTCCACCAACGTCTTGAGAAACACCACGGTTGGTACTCTCAATACGCTTATATCCAATAACTTCACTTTGCAGCTGCTCTCGGAGAGAACCCTGATAGATTTCTTTGAGCAGCGCGTTTACGGTTGCTAAACTCGCTGGCATTTTAAACTCCTAGTGACTACTGCTGTTGATTGGCAGAATTTAATAACTGCTCAACCATTGACTGTCGAGCTTTCTTATCAGAATAAATCTTCTGTAAGTCGCCCTGTTCACTCGGCAGACCTCCGCCAGCACCTAATGGCTGAGGCGCAGTTGGAGTAGTTGGCGCACCGTTAACCTGTTGACCTCCATTAGAAGGCCGAGCAACATTCTCATAATACCAGGTTAATGCACTCTCTAAGCCCTGATCTGGATAAGTAGCTGCTCTAGTAAGAACAATTTCCATATCCATCGGACCATACTCCGGAGACATTTCCTCGTCTACCGCTACTAAACTATTCCAAATTTCTGTTTCTTCGGCTTCCTGACTTCGAGTCTGCGTATCATTCTCAATACGCTCACTTAAATCAGAAATAGCCTGCCTCATAGCAGTTAATTCAGCGTTGTCTCCATCCGGCATATATTCATCCGGATCAACGTCATCCTCACCAATATCGTAATCTAATGAGGCTGCTAACTGCTTAAGGATTTCCTCAGGATTATCACGCAGCTGAGTAGCAAGATGAATAGCCATTTGAACATCATTAGGCTGATACTGATTAATAATCTGTTCGTATGGCTGGTAACGCTGATATTGCTGAGCTTGCTGCTGGAACCGCTGATTAACCTGCTGTTCCCATTTCTTAAATGTCGGCTCAACAACAGGCCGCATTGCCTCTGGCAATTCTTGAAGCTCATTCCAATAAGGGGGATGAGATTCTTGACCTGCATTTTCCTGCCCTGTACCCGGTTGGCCTTGGGGCTCGGGGATCATGTTAGACATTTAAAAAACTTTCTACTCGGTAGACCGTACTTTGGCCTTGGCCCTTATTAGGACTGTACCGCTGCCTTAGTCACTAGGACACTTCTAGGATAAACCCTGACCTATAAACGTGTCAAGTCAGGTTAAGAACGTACTTTCTTTGCCATAGCCCTCTGACGAGCCTTGGCAATTCTAGCAGATAATTTAGCGCCCTCAGGCTCAGGAGGAGGATTAGAAGTAGGAGTGTCATCCCCGCCGCGCTTAGGAGGAGGATTGATTTGCTGATTGAACATCTTATACAAACCAGTGCCTTTAGTGTACGGCTTAATCGTCTTTAAGAAATCAGACGTAGTGTTGCCTTTATTCTCACCAAAGACGTAACCACCAAACTGCTTACCCTGTAATGCACGAGTATACATACGCAGTAAAGGCTTCATAGCCTTACGGTTGTTTTTCTTATTCTTATCCGTAAGAGTGTTCAACCGTCCCTTAACTGGCTGATTCCTAGGACGGGGCTCAGGCTCAACTCCGGGAATAATCGGAGGACCACTATTAGGGTCAGGCTCTCCCGGAGCAACGTTCTTCTTAGGAGGAAGATTATGCCCTTGGTAATCATTCAACGGATCGCGTTGAATATAAGGCGGATTACTATTCTGTAACGGTCCCTTACTATTAGAACCAACTCGCCTCGGAACACCAGGAGTCATATTACGACCAACGCGACGACCAGGTAAATTAAAAGGAGAACGAGGGCCACCAGGGCTACGACCCTTACCTGGACCAACGTTTTTCATTGCATTTTTAATCTTTGAGCGAGCATCTGGCATTGGTTTTCCTCCATATTCTTTATCCCACCGAGCAGCAATCGCAGGCTCATGAATATGCATCCAGGCTCGCTGCTTATCTGATTTGTAAGGCATAAATTACATCCCAGGCAATACCTGTTGCATTGGGTCTTGTGGATATTGCTGAGCTTGTTGCTGACTAACTTCTTGTCCACCCTGGTCTACAGGGGGCGCAATTCCCTGCTGTTGCATCATAGCCATTTGAACCATCATTTGATGTTGAGTAACGTGGTCCTCAAAAGCGGCCTGTGCTTCTGGCGGGAGAATTTCAAATTGCTGAGTTTTACGGAACTGATTATGAACTTCAATATGAAGCTCATGATTATCAAACGTATTAACAGGCAATCCCATAACAGGCTGCATAGGCTGACCAGTCATCGGGTCAACACTATTCGGATCCATTAATGGCATCCCATCAGGGCCTGTCATTGGTTCTAACATGCCCTGCTGCATCTTAAGGTTTTCTCGGGTAGCCTGTCGCTTATCAGTTTCTAAGTTCTCATAGAGTTTCTCAATACCCGGGAAATTGAGAACCTCTAGTCCAGCCAATGCTGGAATGTGCTGGTTGTTCATTAAATCAGTAATAAAAGCTTGACGAGCCGATTTACTAATCGAAAGAGCAGAACCCTGCTCAACTCGAACGTCCTTATTACCTTGAATTGCTGATCCCTGGAACATCTGAGCGTCGAAATAAGCGTCAGTACCAACGGTCTTGACTAAACGCTCAGTATCCCAATACTGCTCAACATAGGAGAGTGTAAGAAAACCTAACTTCTCCATTCCCATTTCAATACTATCAATCGTAGTACTAAGCTGAGAGTCATCCTGTTCTTGAAGAGTGCTAATAGCAGTAGCCGCTACCACACTTCCAGGAGCGTTTCCTCGAGAAACTTCATGCTGCGCACTTAAATCATCAAAGTCCATACGTAACTGATCTAGATGATTAATTACGTAACTAGGAATCTCCGGAGGCTGTTGTGCTTTAGGCTCTCCAAGACCCGGATTAAACTCAATTACTTGTCCAGGTTCAGAGGTCATCCGCGTAGGATCAATAGAACCCTTCGGGCTGATATAGCTAATTTTGCCCATCAAGTTCTTATTCTCAACAATCTGAGAACGTGTCCTATTAAGTTCCCTCTGTACTGGAACTAAGTCCTCAATAACTGAGGCAGGATAAAATTGACCGGTAGGAATGTGATCAATTTTAACGAACGGATATTTCTTATGGTGATAAGGATACGCAACCTCAGATTGCTGAGGCGCCATAGCAGCCATTTCTGGCGGCAAATTAGGATCAACAATCGGCATCCTACTAATCTGAGCTAGATTATCGCCTACAATTAAAAGGTAAGCACCCTTCGGAAAACGAGCAACTTTCCCAGGCTTAATCCACATTTCAAGTAGTAAAACTTCATCAGGCTCACTATTTTTAGCTGCCGTCAAATTAAGGAAAGCCTCTTCCATAATAGAAGAAACGGCCTTAACATCAGGCTGAACTTTCAATCCAGGGAAACGAGAATTAACCCACTCTACAGAGCGTGTCTGAGCATGGATAATGTAGGACTGATTCTCAATCTCCTCTTCTAACAGATCAGGTACGAAAATATGAAAAGGGTCTACCACTAGGTAATCAATATCGCCCTGGTATTCGTACTGGCCGTATCCACAAATAGCCATCGGGTCCCAAATGGACTTGATAAACCCGACCCCACAAGAAGAACTCCAAAAGACTGCTTTCTTTAATTTATTTTGGATCTTCTTCTCATCATAAATCGAAGTAAAAATCTGTTCTGCCACTCGGGCTGCTACAACATCTTGATCTTCTGTAGTATTAGGTACGACAGTCCAATTAGGTTTAGACGAAGTTAACTTAGCAATCTCTTTACGAATAATTGGGCGAATCATATTAATCTGTAAACGCACTCGCCAGCGCGGAGCAGGAGGTACGTACAGCTTAAAACCTGAGGCAGAAGTAGAAGTCTTAATCCAGTCTACGTACTGATGCCCCAAAAGAAAGCTCAGATTTAAATACCATTGACGCTCTTTTTTGAGTCGCTGAGCCTTACAACGTTTGTACTGATCCTTAACCCAGGCAACGGTTTTCTTATCTTCCGCTACCTGACCTTTTCCGGTTATAAAACTAAGAGCCTGTTGCGCACGGCTCGGAGAATCAACCGACGAAAGATCCGCTGCCATCATCCGACCCTATAAACTCAGAGAGGTCAAAAGGCTGTAAGCCTTCTGCAATGCGTTGACGGTTTACTTCATCTAAATCTGTACCGGATGCAAGATATTCACTCGTCGAGTTCATCGAGGAATTTGGAATCACTGTCGTCGTCGCTTGAAGTGCTGAGAACGTCTGAGGATTCTTCGACAGAACTAAGTTCGTCAGTTCTTGATTCCTCATCATTAGTTCCCCCACTAGCTTCCTCAGGTAATTTATCTCCGTCGGAGCTAATGTCTTCACTTTCGTCCGGCGAGGTTTCTTCTCCCAAACTTGGAGTGTCTTCCAAATCAGTCCCGTCAGAATCGTCGTGACCAAAATTAGAAAGACTAAGACTGGAGTATCCATCGACAATCCTTCGCAGGTGCTCGTTTTCCACCGTTAATTGAGTGACCTGCAATTCCCGAGAAGCAAGTCTATTAGCAATATCTTCATAGTCACCAGGGGAAATTAGACCGGCAACAGCTGCTAATTCACGAATACAGTTATAACAGATGTAGCAGACGCCGTACCAATCAATGTCTCGACCTAAATCGACCATACCAAAGCTTTTACCTTCGGTATTTCCATTATCGGTAGTTCCGCATCCAATACAAATGTTAGGGGCCTGATAATATTCCCCAACCTTAAATTTATAACTAATAACATTATCCGACATTACTTAGTGCTTTCTGCTTCAAAGTCAAAATCGTCTTCTGACTCATCCTCTGACTCAGCAGCTTCACGCTTCTCATCCGGAGTCTGCGGAGCGTCCTTAACGTACATAACGGGGGCGTAAGCCTCCACGTTTTCTGCTCCACTTTCACGCCGCTCTTTATTACTCTTACGACGGTTCTCATCAGCCTCAGCCTCTAAACGCTGAGCTTCATCATAAGGCGTCTGAGTATTCTGAGTTGTGCCTTCAATAGTCTTAAGACCTTGATCTTTATCCGTCTTATCATTGTGCTGACGAGTTGCATAACGGCCCTCTTTAGTCTGTAACTGCTGACTAGGAGAACCCCATACAATCATTTCCTCAGCAAGACCCTCAGCCATAACATCGGCAACGGTCTTATATTTTGGCTCACGGCCTTCTCGGGCTGCGCTTAAAAGCTCAGCCTCAAAACGATCACGCTCAGGAAGCGTGGGTAAACGACCATTCTTACTCTTTGATTTAGCAGCCATTATAGCTCCTTGAACGCGAAAAACGACTACTCCAAGAGTAGTCGCCTCGCTAATGCTTGTCAAGCCAATCTAAAGCGGTTTTATACTTCCATGCTTGCTTTCAATCCAAGATTGAATAAAATAAATGTTTTTCCCAATCATCCAATTACCAATAGGCGCAGCATCTACTACTGTTTTATTACGTACTTCTACACCAAAACAAGCATAAGGTAATACAACTCTAGCCCACATTAGTCATAAATACCATAACTCGGATCAAAGGCTTGAGTGAAACAAAAGAAAAGGATTACTAAAGCAATCAGGGTCCAGACTGTGATCCAAAATAAGTAGTATTTAAAAGCTGCCCAAGGGTGTTCCCTATGGTGCTCTACTAAAAGCTGACTTTTTCTGCTCACGTTCTTTCACCGCAATTCTATTCGCAGCTAACAAACAAGCTCGACATTGTTTGATAGCATTTTTAGTAGCCGGAACTGGATAAGTTGAGTAGTCCTCAATATCTAATAATTCTCCATTACAAGCTTTTCGATTAGAACCTTCGGGGTGTTCTAAATGTGCAATCTTTATCATTACCATCCACTCGATTCGTTAAACTCGACTCGATTTTCTCTAACACCCGGATCGTATTCCCAACCGCTAGTCTTAATAGCGTTTTTAGGAATGTCGGCACGTTCAATTAATCTCACCGCTCTAGTTGCTTCTACAGGGGAGTACTTGAGAGGGTTAATCTCAGACCTTAAAGACTTAGCGATTTCAGCGAAGTCTGGACGACACATCAGCATATACCTTAATGAGTCGCAAGTGTGGTCGTCTTTTTTCTTAGGGCGCTCTTTCTCATTCTTTTCCCTCTTAGCGCCCTTTTCTTTCCAGGGGTCCCAACGGTAATGACCGATTTCTTTAATCGTGTGCACGCATCTTTCGCACACAGCCCATAAAGATCGCATCACTCCTTGCTCGTCTTTATAAACTGGTTTCATGTAAGCACGGACGCGGTCAATTCCAGCTGTAACATCGTTGAGTCCTGGGTTTGCTTGAATGAAAATTCCAAATTTACCGTACTCTTCCAATATGCTAGTACGGGTAATTGGGTCAGTATTTCGGATGCTGGGATCGCCAACGTAAAAGTCTGGCTCTCGTCCAAGGGCTTTGTTAATTTTAAGGACCTCAATAGCATGTTCTCTCACAACCCTGTTCTTAACGTAGTATTCATAAAAAGTAATAATCCTACCGTTAGGTAAGAGACAATGCCATAACCAGGCTGTAGGGTTAGCTAAACCGTGGTCGAGGCTAGCGAATACTGTTCCCTCATCCCTTTGAGGGGTCCAGTTAGGAATTACGTGCGTTTCCTTCTTAAAGCCTGGGTAAATAAGGCCCGTCTTACTAATATAAGTTCCCTCAATACGCATTGCGCTTTCATCGTCATCATCCTGCCATAATGACGCGAACATTGAAATTTCATCTTTATCAATGTGAGGGTTATCAAAAACTGAGACGTTCACAATTAAAATTGGAAAAGCTGCTTCACCTGTAGAGCCTGGCTCATATAATCTGTCATAAGTCCAAGTCATACCCTCTACAGGAGTCATGGTAAACCAGCAACGACCTCCGGTGTCCATGAGGCGCGCCATGTTTTCACCATAAATGTCTTCGGGGGGTTCTTCATCAAAGTGAACAAAATGTCTACTAGTACCGGCATGTTTATCAAGCTGTTGGTCGTATGAACGTAACTCAATGAATCCACCATTACTAAAATGAACTGTTCGTTCTTCTGCGTCCCAAGCAGATTCCCAGGACCCGCCTTTAAACTTACTAGCAGGGCACCATCTTTTGAGAGCTGGGATAATGATACCCTCACCGCCGTTAACAAAGTCTGTCGTACAGATGCGGCCCCTAATAGGTTCAGGCCAGATATTCTCGATGTCAATAAAGGGGTGCTCTTTAGTAACCCACCATATATCCTCGACAATTCCTCCGACCGTTTTTCCACTGCGGTTGCCGCCAACATAAAATCTCACTTTCTGAATATCTGATTTACTAGTAAGGTATTCGTCACTGTCACAAGTGTGAAAAGTTTTCTGCTTTTCGTGTGGCTCATATCTGTATAAGTTAGGCTGTAACGCCTGAGTACGTAAAGACTCACCCACCTGACGTAAAGCGTCAGCCGGGTTAAATTCTTCTTTCTTACGTCTAGGCACTACCAAGACCCATTCAATAGGAATTTACGTGAAGCGATTTCAGGACCCGGAATCTGAGGCACAATAGTACCTGATGCTAAACCTGCGGAGTCGATTTTCAGAGGGTGGGTTCTAATAATCTTAAGGTGTGTAATGAAGAACCCGGCTTTAATAGCTAAGTTCACAGTAGAGTTTTGAAAGGTTTGAACTTGAATTACTTCATCTACGTTTAAATCAATTCCAAAAGCGTGATCTTGAACCTGAGTTTGAGTTGCTCCACCGCCAAGCGTAGGAACTTCTTGTCGCTGTTGTTGCGTACCGTTACTGAAATAACTAATTCCACGGCGTCCTGTACCGTTACCTTCAAAAGAGGTCCTGCAAGTAATGGTTGCAATATGACGTTTTAAAACTTTTACTTCACTAGCGGAGACTTTTGAATAGTACTCTTGATCCCAAAATTTGTAATCGGTAAAAGCTAAAGCCTGGTAGTTACCTGAACTGTTATGCAAACCATCACTTGACCTATAAAGCCAAATTCCAATTAATCGGTGACCGTGGTCACCTGGCGCGGCTTGGTTTCTTCCAGGACCTAAAGTGTGATGACTACTTCTAGTTGAGGAATCCGTATCACTAGCTAAATGAAGTCGGTGGACTTTTTCTCGATCGAAGCCTTCTAATAACTGCTTATCTAAATTTTGCTTATCGCTGTCTTGCTTATCTCCACCTTTACCGGGGTGGTAGTAATGAGGGAGTTGATGGGGTGGTGAACCTAAAGGACCTTTACCGCTACTGCTAGATTGTGCCATTACTTGCTAACTCCTAACAGGGAGTTTAGAAATCAATCCCCGACTCAATTTCTCCTACAGGAGTGACTGTGGATTTATCAATGAAGCTAGGGTTCTGCACAGTCTGTTGATTAATAGCCATGAAAATATGAGCCGAGATACGCTGTAGCTGTTCAGGGTCTGTAACTTCACGCTGAATGATGTCAATAATCTGTTGCACAATAGTCTGCATTGAAACAAGGGCTGTATCGTTAGGACGGTAAATACCCTTCATTTCAAAGTACATCTTAATAGCTTGGTGGTCACCTGACCGAATGTTATCCATAAACGCTCGGTAGGCGTCGTCGTCCCCATCACGTACTAAATTAGCAGCTAAAGAATGCTGGTATTCTAAAAAGACCGGGTCTTTACGCCAAGTGTTGTATTCCTGAGTGCTAATACCGAGTTTCTTTAACTTGGTGTGATCAGGCCGCATATCATTTGGATCATATAAGGCTTTAGCTGCTTCAAGTTGACGGAAGGTTAATGCCGCTTTAACTTGTTGTTTTTGTTCTTCTGCTGAGAGAGGTTCAGGAGTTCTAAGTTGTATGCCTCTAGTATTGAGACAATTTCTGACGGAATTGTTACGCCAATACTTGGACCATTGCTCATCAGATATTTCAATGTAATCTCGGGCTTCCTCATGCGTGGGAAGTCGTCCCTCTTTGAGGAAGAACTGTTCGACGAGTAAGATGAACTCAACTTGATCTTCCTTAAGGTCGGGGTTTTTATCAATTAGCTTGTCAACGAAGACTTTATCCCGAGTCTGAGCGAATTTAGCCGTCGTCATTGTCTGCCGCCTTACGCATTAAATACGCTGCTAAATTCTCTAAGTCTTTAACCTTTGTCTCTAAATTTTTAATTCGGTCTTCGAGATTTAAGATGTAAGTAGCTTCACTCATGAGGACCCCACTAACCAATCACAAAACCATTGATACAATTGATTAGTCACGCGGCTTCCCTCTTTCCCGTAAACTCGTCATAGAGACGCTGTAGCTTTGAGTAAACTCGCGTAGCCAAACTCTTTCCGGGAAAAATGTCTTGGAAGAGTTCATACATAATATCAGGTACGTACTCAGTCTTAGCTTTCTCGAAACGTGAGAGAGTACTATTATGTACGCAAAAAGCAGTACAGAAACCCATACGAGTTGTATAACCACAGCGATGCCTCCACCAAATAAAGGGATGTAAACCTTCCTCTGTATCTAATGGAGCTAATTCTAATTTGGCAGGAAGTAGTGGTTTTTTATTCTGGGCCCACTGACGATGCTTCTCAATAAAGAGCTTGTAATGCGCGTTTAACTCTTCAATAGTGTACCCACGCATCTCTGATAAAGCGTAAGCAACAGCTGGAGGGATATTACTATAAATACCTTGCTCGGCTCGCATAACAACTTGATCAGAGCATCGAGCTAAGTTAGCGAACTCTTTTAGCGTTAAGTTCTTATTAGTTCTTACCTGTCTAATAATAGACACGGGTTCCCCTACAGGGAGGGTGTCGTTGCCAGTAGTCCTCATACTTCAATGGTACATCACCCTTGACAGTGTGTCAAGAGCGTTGTACGATGGGTTTATGAGCAGCTTAAGCAACCCTACTCCGGTCGCAAAAGATGACCCGATTAGGGTTATAAACATTCAGAAGTACAGCAATAACAAGACCGTCGGTAGGTTTGTCATTAAGGGAGAGGACGCTTATTGGCTGGAAAGATTAGCTAGGGAGCAAGGCATGACTGTGGACGCGCTAGTTAAAATCTTTGTAATTGAAGGATTATATCGCCGGCGTTCGTACTTAAATCTTGGATAAAAAAATATTTCGAGAAATAGATTCCTTGATGCATTAATACTGGGAAATTTAAGGAAAAGGATGTTAAAATATCTGGGAGTAGCCTCGCTTCGCTCACCTTACCATATTGAACTGTATTTTGCAACATGATATATAATCCACGGTGTATTGACATACCCTAGGGGGGTATGGTATCAGCGCACGCACATCGAACGTGTGTTCGATCAAATTAAAATCATAAAGTGTCCATATGTTGAGACCATCTATTGCTTGTGACACACCGACCCCTCATACTTAAGGGGTAGGACAGTAATCCACACAGAGAGGTAACACACATCATGACTGAGACAGTCACCGAACAGACGACCGAAGAGACAACCGAGTCAGCCGAAGAGGCTAAGCTCCCGAGTCTTGAAGAGGCTTTCGGTCCTAGTGCCGTTGCTGCAAAGGATCTTATTGCGCAGGCTAACGCTAAGATCGCCGTCCAGACTAAGCAAGCGCAGTGGCTTAAGGAAAATAGCCGCGACCCGCAAGAGTTGGTCGATGCTCTTAAGTCGGGCGAGACTGAGAACGAAGAGCTTAAGCCGCTTGTTGAGAAGCGCGAAAAGGCTGCACTTGCTTTGGCCCGGGTGGAAGAGCAACTATTTATTCAGGCCGAAAAGATCGCTAAGGCTCAGCTGGCCGAAGAGACTGACGAGGATGCAGTCGCTAAGCACACCGATGCTTACGAAAATGCAGTCAAGAGCGTGCGCGACATTAAGAAGGCGCTTGAGACTATTTTCACGGATAAGGTTTTCGCTTATCTCGACACGCCTCAGACTCTTAAGCGTAAGAGTTCCGGTACTCCCGGTTCTGGTCCTCCGCGTCTGCGCGGTATGAGTGTTAAGGTTGACGGCACTCTGGCGACAAAGAAAATGGGAGCCAAGCAAGAAGTCAAGAGCTCTTTTGGAGCGGCTGCCGAAAAGATCGGAAACATCTCGGTTAAGACTCTTGTCGAGGCTTATCAGAAGTCAGTCGGAACTACCGACTCAACTAAGTACCCCACCGATTGGCACCCTTTCGAGGTGACAGTCGATGACAAGACTTACAAGGTCGAGGCAAAGAAGGAAGCCGAGTAAGT